CCACCATCTGATTTAGGTCCAGCACCCATAATATGATCGCCAACATATGCAAACATAACTGGAACTTGGCTAATATGAGGATTGTCTTTTAGATACGTTTCTCTCTCACTCATACCCATAAATTCATCAAAAGCAAATCCTGTAATATTATCCATAAATGTATATGTCGGCATTAAAAGTTTATCTCCAATTGTTCAGGATCACCACCTAAAAGTGTTATTTTATTTTTTAATTTGTCTACAAGTTCAACAAGTTCCATTTGTCTAATTTGCAAAACATGTAAAGCTTTTTGCATCTCTGCAACTTCTCTCATAAGAATATCTGAACGATTGATAGGCTTACCGCCCATACCAACCATCCAATTTCTATCCATTCTAAGCGAACTTTCTTTCTTCATTAAACCACTCCGGTTTATCTCTACGTTTCCAAGTTGCAAAATTTGACTTCTCCATTATATAGTATTTATGATATGCAGATACAGTATCCTCATCCTTACAATGATCTGGCATACACATTGGAGGGTCAGTGAAATCACCATTAGTTATATTTTTAGGATGTTCCCACAGAGAATAAATTAATCTTTCTGTTGCATGATGTTTACCATAACGATATGTATACTCTGTCATCAGAGCTTCCATATGTTGCTGTAACCAATCATAGTTTTCTGAATTGGCCCTTACCCAAATGGTGCTTGGATGGTTCTTGTGAGCCATCTTGTACATACCAGCATTATTGGCATGTTCATCACCATCAAGGACACGATGGGCGGTAGAGAGCATCTGTGCGCTCTCCAGTATCATCTTCACCACATGCTTGTCACACATCATCTGTGCAGCAATCTCAGGGTCACGGTCTAGGTAAAATATGTTCATTTATTTTAAACCCTTGATTAATTTTTCTAGATGCTCTTCCTCTAACTGCTTTTTAATTCTTGCAAGATCGTCTTGATCAACTGATACAGAGTTTTCTAACAAATCAACAGCAATTTCTTTTTTCGTTTTTCTCATCGGTTATCTCCACTACCACCAATTTTACCACGATCTTTTCTTGATTGCAACTTATTAACATTAGCTTGTGCAATCTCTTCTAGTGTTACACCAAGGTCATCAGCAAGAGCAGAGATATACCAAAGCACATCACCCAGTTCTAGCCCAACTCCATCCAGAGATTTACCATCCCGAATATTCTTCTTTACCTTCTCTGCAACCTCACCAGCCTCTCCACACAAACCAAGTGTAGGATATGTTACCTTACAGTCTTCTGGATAGATTGCTGTTGATCGTGCAAATTCTTGGTATTCATCAAATGTCATTTAGTATCCCATCTATAAAAAATATGGTCTTGTATTTCTACGGTTTTCTGTTTTGTTTTTGCCCATCCAGGCGTTACATAATCTGCATGATAAAACAAAGCACCATCTGTAACATCTACAAATGATATCTCATTATACATAATTGCTTTGGATAAGTCAAGTAACTCTTGATACTTTTTTTTGTTACGAGGCACATCACTTTTCCCATCACAATACCATGAGAATTGACACCTATTTTTTATAGGGTAATATTTTCGTTCACTTGATGATAAATGTTTATGTTGCCGAGTTTTCCAACTCTCTCTAATAGGGCCCTGCTCGACAACTTCACAGACACTGTTAGGAAATCGCTTATCATTGACACGATTTAGTACCACCGCAGATACAGCAAAAAGACCAGCAGTTCCTTGACTTCTGGCTTCATAATACATGTTGAGTGCAAGACACTCTGGAGCTCTATCTGGAACCTCTTGCGTTTGAATGGCAACAGTTGAAACAACCCCTGCCAAGACAATTGCAGCAAGATTCATTAGAACTCACCCATTTGTGTAGTGATATACTGGCGGGCATAGTTTCCTGCATCATTAGACTTAAAGTACATTCCAACATCCTCAACAATCTCATCGATAATGATGTCGGTGTAGACGAAGGCAACCCCCTCACCATAATCGTATCCGTCGCAAAACTCTTCAATGTCCATCATCCAATTTTTCATCTTACCCATTATGCTTCCTCTTTCATATCTTCACGTTCAAAACCCATATGTTCGCAGAACCGAACAAACAAACCCAACTGCTTACCGTAGGCTTCTATCTCCCAAGGATAATCCCAATAATCAGTTATTTCCATATGGATTTTTTCACCCTTAAATCGAACCATCCCCGCCACATTCATATACTCATACATTTCATTTTTTGCCCACTGTTTAACATGAACCATTTCATGAGCAAGAGTGATTAGAATATTCCGAATTTTTGCAGTAGTATCAATTTCGATAGTGAACTCTTTTGGCCGATAGCTGTCATCTTCCCACATCGCTGTTCCTTCGAAGCCTTCCTTAGAAAGAAGATTTTTCTTGAGATTAATGGTAATTTCCAGACTTTCCATAAGTCTTTTACCCATCAATTTCTCAGCATAAAACCAAGCAGCCGTTTCGATCAATCTACGAACTGCTTTGTTAGAACCTTTAATGTGAAGTATCATAATTTCCTCAAATTATTTCAGATACAGGGGGCCAGTCCACCGAATGGTGTAACCACCGTCAATGATGTTTCCCCGTGCAGCGTTCCGAGCAGGAGCGTTATAGCCCGCAGCCTTCAGAATGTCACCTTTGGCAAACTTCTTGTCCTTGAATGTATTGACAACAAAACCCCAAACACTACCGCCTTCTGTGAAGACCTTGATGTATTTGGAACCTGTCTTGTAGGTCAGATTATCATTGAACCTATCAATCATTTCCTTATTGGTATCGCTCAGAATGCACCGACCAGCGGCGGCCGCACAACCCGTAGTCCACTCAAAATAGTCCTTTTTGATATTCTCAATCAGGGCAGTCATTTCGTTGTTCATGTCTCTGTCTTCCTTATTTCTGACTATACCTAATAGTACCATAGTCAGAAGGGTTTGTCAAGAGAAATCGTACCTCCTAAGTCATTGATTCTAAACGATTCTGTAAAAAAGTTCGATAATCTGTCATTACCCGTTTGCTGGGCCGGGTGTTTGAGGATAAACATGATGGTCATCAACCATATATTCATCATTCCAATTGAATGCTTCCTTGACTACAGGAGCAGAAAGACCCTTATACATTTGATGCAATTTCTTGTCCTTTGCAGCCACCAGAAGTGCTGCTTCACTCTCATGAAGACCTTCTAATAGTTGAACGAACATTGATTCTCGCTTGTTCTGATTAATTTGATTATCACCACCACGAATGAAATGATACAACTTACGAGATTCGTATGACAGAGAAGAATGCTCTGTTCCTTCTGGGGCCTCATTGCGAGTATAAGGAACATCACCTTCTGGTAATGCCCACTCAATAGTTGGATCAAAGGAAGCCTTAATAACCATTCTCAAAGATTGATGATCATTTTCTCTTAGGATATCAACCTTATCCTTTTTAGTCTTGACTTTTGAAACCTTTTCCAAAATTTCTGAAATTAATAAATTCATTTTAAAATTCTCCTATGGATTCTGTGAGAGTTCTCAATCTCTTTTGTATAAAGTAATTTAGTAGTTTGCTGCGATCACCATATGGAGCTTCCTTATATGTATTAATTATCTCTGAAGAAAGTTCTTCTGGTGTGTATGTCAAATCAATCAATTTGCGATTTCTTTGGTAGTTTCTTTTCACTTCATCATTAGGAGCAACATCTTCAAAATCATGTTCCACCCATGAAGCAATTTTCTTTTTACTTAATGGTTTTTGTCGTAAGCCATCAGTAAATGTATTGTCAGGAGATAGAACATTAGGTACTCCATCACTAGTGTCACCCTTAAAGATATGCTCTTTAAGATATGTGCCAGAATTTTCACCACTTATTATTTTCTTAGTAATCGGACTGAATTGTTTTACATTAGGATATTTTTGGAGCTGAATAAAATCTTTGTCACCAGAAATTATCATGATTTCTTCTGAATATTCGGAGCAAAGAACACCGATAATATCATCAGCTTCTGCGCCATATATTTCTACAAACTTATATGGCATATTATTCCTAAGCTCATCCTTTATCTCATTGAGACAAAGAAAAATTGCATTCCAATCATGTGTGGATTTTTCTCTACTCTTTCTCCTTGCAAATTTATATTCTGGAAAATAGTCACGCCTCCAATAATGCTTGGAATCATAACACAAAACCAACTCTCCAAATTCAGATGAATATTTGGTACGGTACATACGAAGCGAATTAAGAATCATATGGCGCACCATATTTTCATCTATCTCTTTAGACTTACTCATATGCAAGTGCATCATCATACTTGCAAGAGAAATCTGATTCATATCAACT